ACATTTCTTGCTGAACGCGACTGTTCCTGCAAGAGACTTGAAATCAGCAATTCCACATAACCTATATCCATTGTCTACACACCTTTTTACTAATTCTTCCGGTTTTGAGAACCCTTTTAACAAGCTGTAATGAGTCCTGTTGTGCAACGGAAACCATTGTGTCATAATCTTCCTTTATCCAGTTCCGAAGGCGTATTTCATGTAACTTTCAATAGCAGAGCCTACTTTTTGGAAGATGCCGACTTTCTTCTTCTTAGTAAAGTCTCGTGACATCTCCAGATTTTGGGCGAGTGTTATGAAACTGTCAAAGTTTCTTGGCACCCAAGGCTTTGGTGGGAAGGAGGCGTCTCTCAGCATCTTATCAATAGGAGCTTTTTCAAATCTCTCACGTCGCGTAAGAATGTTGTCTGGCAGTTTACCGCGTGTCAGGCTGATCGACGTATCAAAGCCACTTTCCCTCTTCCTCATTGGTGCCGCTTCGAAGTCTCCAAACCCCATCATATCCATAGAAATACCAGACATTGCTGGTCTCAAAGATTGTGGCACAAATATGTGTTCTAAAGAGGTTGGGTCAATTCTTGGCATTCTTTCTCCTTAGTTCAATATGTAACATGTTATCAATAGGAGCGAATGATAAAGTATTAATGTTTTTCAAAGAGTTCCTTCTTATCTGACATCTGAGCAATCTAAGCGTTGTCGTAAATCCATGAGCTAAGTGAGACATTGGGTAAGTATAGATAACACCTTCCAAATTGCCATCAGGCATTAAAGGCTCTGGTAAGAACACGCTGTTAATTTCTGTTGCGTTCATTTCTCGTTCCTATATTCCCAATTAAGCATTCTTTCAATAGGCGATCTTAGAGCATTCTCTGTTCTTGTCAGAGGGCTTGGAGGAACCTTCCCCCTTAATATCTGTAGAGTGTGCCTAAACCCTTCTCCACAACATTGCATTGGAGATGGGGTATACATACCTCCAGATGGATTAGAAGCTGGAGACATTTGTATAGGAGTGAACAATGATCCTAGCGTAAATCTATCTACATTAAGCGGGACTTCCGTCTTCGTTCCATGTTCCACTGATAGTTCTCCCACCATTTCCTAGTTTCAGAGGTCTTCCGCTCTTACTCATGTAGAGCTTTTCCGGGTCGATATCCATTGCCTGATAAGCTGTGCAGAGAAGGTCGCCAGCTGTAAACGGCTTTCCATCAGAGATGCTTTTTCCATCAGGCGAAGTCTTTCCATAGGCTCTACCGCCGTGGAACAGCCCTCCACCAATAACAGCCGACCAAGTCGAAGGCCAGTGATCTCGTCCTGCATTTGCATTAATCCTCGGAGTGCGTCCAAATTCGCCCATGATGATAATAGCCGTATCGTGCCACATATCCAAGCGTTTCAGGTCAGAAAACAAAGATGAGACAACCTTGTCCAGCTCTGGCAGCTTCTGTTCAAGTCTGCCGTGAACATCTACATGCAAATCCCACCCTCCCCAATTGACTTCAACGAAAGGAACTCCCGTTTGCATTAGACGTCGCCCCATTAGCACTGACTGCCCAAATGTTGTGTCACCATAGGCATCGCGAACCACCTGTGGCTCATACTGCACCTTGATTGACTCCAACTGCTTACTTGTAGTTAACTGAACAGCCTTGTTAACCAATCTTCTGTGCTCGTCAGGAAGGTCTCCGCGATTACCCTTGGAGAACTGTTCCTCAATCATGTTCAACAGCGTTAACCTGCTTGGCTTGATAGCCTTACCAATGTTGGGAACGTTGCCGTCAGTGTTGATTACAAAGGGGTTGAATTCAGCACCTAAGTAGCCTCCACCGAACTTGTTCTTCCCAATGGAGCAGTATGCGGGGATTTCTAGGTCAGGAAGGGCGGGTCCAACCTCTTTAGCTACAATTGACCCTATAGATGGGTGCTTGATAGAAGGATTGGGGACATAGCCGGTGTGCATGAAGTAAGATGCTCTGGCGTGGTCTGCTTCTCGCGTTGACATAGTTCTCACGATAGAGAAGTCTTTGCCAGATTTAGCGAGTAGTGGCATCTTTTCTGAGATTTGGAAATCTCCGGTGGTAGAAATTGGATTGAATGGTCCACCGTTCTTAGAGCCGGGCTTCAAGTCCCACATGTCAATAGTTGGGGGTCCACCAGACAGCCAGATAAGCATGGTGGATTTGCCTCTGGTAGCTTCTTTTGCGGCTGCTGCGGGACGAGCCATTGATACGGCAGATAGAGCGGCGAGAAAATTTCTTCTACTAAGCATTACACTTCCCCCTGATAGTCATTCGATAGTTTTCATGGTCTACGCTGACGTCACTCACAATGAAGGAGACCTCTTTTGTCACATTGAAGTCAAATTCACCGTTTTGCAGGTAATTACACTTGCATGTATCACCGGGAGAGATAGAATGCACTTCGTCAGCATATATCCATAGGTAATCCTCGTCTCCAGAGCATTCCCAGAAACGAGACTTTGGCACTTTTGGTCCAACTACTCTCTTTTGAAAAGCACAGTTAACTTCCCAAGTTTTGTTACTTGAAACCTTAACAGGTCTGCCTTCATCTAAGCCAGCGGCGAAGGAAGAACTACCAAGCACTTCTGTTTTATACACGCGGTTGAGTGACATTAGGCCCATTATACGAGCTTTCTATTAAGATGCAGGCTCTGCGGATGATGTCAGGAGGATATCCAGTGCCGAATTGAGAAGAGAGGAGGTTACGCATTCTAATGCGTGCATAGAGCCTCTTCTCTATCTCAATGATTTCTCTTGTGAATATGGGACTCTTAGCCGGGTGCTTCGTAATACCCAACGCTAAACCCATCTTTCGTAAGATTCTCGACAGCTGAATCAATACCTTCCTTTTTGATGTGAGCTTCAACATGATTGCACATTCTTGTGTTAGTGCCCGGCCAATTGTTCTTATAGAAGTGACATAGTCTGGAACACTTCCAATTTGGCTTAGTGGCATGGTCTCTGTAGTTAAGTGGCTGTGGAGTTACATTACCCTTGATCTCAAGGAAACGTTTCTTTAGCATATCTAAGAAACGGTCTCTATCTGATGGATCAAAGCAAAGACTGAATGGACCACCGTCTCTAACAAAGAAGATAGTCATAATCGCGTGTTCATATTGAGGAAACATGTGCGATATGGCGTAATAGTACAGGAGTAATTGGGGGTCGTTGCGAAGTGCTGCTAGGTCTTTTTCAGCTCCAGTTGCCCAATTCTTCCTCTGTCCAGTCTTCCAGTCGATGACCTCGATGGTATTGTCATCTACAGTGGTCACAAGGTCGATAGTTCCCTTAATACCAAGCTGTCCTTTAACTGGATTTCCTTCTGTGTCTTTGCCTTCAAAAGCCGCCCACGGCTCGTCAATGGTGATATCAAAGTGAGGCTCTGGATAGAGAATATTCCTATTCCTTGGGTCAAAAGCCCCTTTGCTCCATGAGAGGATTTGATAAGTCAGGTTCACCACGTCCTTGCGGAATCGCGGGGGCCATTTGTGGATGGAAGTTTTCTTGTAGTGCTGGTAGCTGGTCTCAATCAGCGACTCAATCAGCGATTTCTTCCTCAGATCGTTCTTGTGGACCTCTATCAGCCCCACGGCATCATCTGTAAATGATAGCTTAGTTTGTCTCCCTTTCAAGTCCTGTTCTGCTTTTTTCAAGTTCGCGAGACATTCCATCACTTTGTGTACCATCGTTCCGATTTCGGCTTTTTGACCGCTGGGACTACTGTATCCAAGGACGTATGTCATAAAGTATTGCATCTGGCAGAAGTCCCAATTGGAATAACTGCTGCTTCTGATGTACTCGATTAGCATTATACAGCAATCTCCCCTTTGTAAGTTTCATTGATGAACCAGCATAAGTCTTTAATGTCTGAGTCTTCGTTGTCCACCAAATGGGTGAACTTGTTTACGTCATACTTGTCGGGGTCGAGTGCAAGCTCACTTTCATGCTTGTCGTCGTATGGATTTCTGGTTAGACGAACCACGTCTCCCCCAGCTTCCAAAATGGCGTCTGATTCACTAGGGAATCTCACATCCCCAATAACGGCGATCTTGCTTCCCTCGCTGAGAATACGCTTCATTGTGTTGTCGACCCACACGTTCTGGTACATTCTTCTCATGATGTTAGTACCAAAGTGCTGCATGAATTCTCTGCCCGTCATATTGCCCTTCTTACGAAGACCCGGCATATCTTTCCACTCGTATTGTGTTTCCTCGTTCTTCTGATCGTCATTGCCGTAGATTTTGTAAGCATCAATGTTAAACAGGTCAACGCACAGCCACTTGAGAGTATCCGCATAGCTATACATCTTAATGTAAGGCCAAAGCTCTCTATCTGCGTACTCTACAAACGCGGCGTCTCTCCGCTGGGTGTCAAAAACTCCCCAATCTAGAGTCCCTCCCGAGTCGGTAGTTTGGATGATCAGCTCTCCGTTGTCGCTAAGACGGAAGTCCTTGATCATTCCCCTGCCCTTCATGACCATGCCATGCAGCATGTTTGAAGAAGTTCCTTTTCCAGACTGCTTTTTCCCAGAGAATCCAATAATCTTAGTCATTTGTACAACCCTTTTATCTGTGTGAGTATGGTATTACGAACTTGTTCTTCTTTCATGTTTCCGATGTCTTTTCTTCTCATTCTTGGGAAGATCAGCTCAAAATCATCATGCAGCTTTCTTTGTAAAGACCTCTTAGACTCTCTGCCCGGCTGATCATTGTCAGTAAGAACCACCAATCTCTTAATGGAGTGTTCCTTCAGCAGCTCTGTTTGATAGTAGCTAATGTCTTTACCCATTATTGCTACTGTGTTTCCGGCACCGGCTTCGTGCAATCTCCACACGTCGCCAGCACCTTCCACAATTATCATCGTGTTGTCAATGATCCTCTTCTTCGCCCTATGTAGGTTGTACAAGAACAGGGACTTTCTCAATCCCCTAGAGTTGACAAACTTGGGATAGCTATACTTCTTGGTTCCCCTTGCCATGTATCCAACTATTACTCCACCTTCGCATTGGACTGGAATAATACTCCTGCCGAACATGTAGTGACCATTCTTGATGCAATCTTCTACTCCAAATGTGGCTAACGTCTCTTGTTTGTACCCACGATTTATGTAGTAAAACGAGCCGCCAGCTCTAGGAACGTCCATAGTGAAACGCTTCCACTCTCGCGGAGGCATAACAAAATCACGTTCTTCGTATTCAACAGTCCCTACATCAACATCATAGAGATTCTTGAGATATCCAATGGTTTCTGGAAAAGAAGCTGGTACTCCTTGATTAACAGAAAGGACACCTCTTACAAAACTCAGCAATCCCTTGTGCTCATCGTGGCAACTTCTGGTCCAGCACTTCCATATGCCCCTTGACAGCGATATTGAAGCACTTCTGGGGTCGTCGCTACAGTGAATGGGACATGGCATGAACACCGTGTCACCTTGATAATAGTGATCTATGCCCAAATCGTGCAACAAGTCTTCTGAGTATTCGCAAATGTGATCGCTTAAAGCCGCTAAACTATTCTGTGAGATCATTTTCGGCATCTAGTGTTTCCTCTTCAAAAGGTAGCTCAGCTCCTTCAATAGCTCCATCGACGTCGGGATTAGCTCTCATCTCATCGCGAGTACGAAGCTCTTTGAGTCTAGCATGAGAGCCTTCCATGTTGATGTTGATGTAGTTCCCATCTTCCATTCCCGGACCATGCCTGCATACCAACGGGACCAATTTCCTGTTACCTGCCGCTGGACCATCCTCAGCTAGCTCGTCTGGCGATTTAAGCTTGAAGATGCTGAATGAGGTGCAGAGCCAAACGAGCCTGTCAGAGCCGCTCACAGCGTCTGTGGACTCCTTCGTGATACCTTCTCTATTCAGCTGCACAAACGCCACACACGCAAAGTCGTATTTTACAGATAGGTTGTGGAGTGACGTGATCTGGAAACCCAGAGCCTGAAACTCCTGAATGTTGTTGTTGATAGAAGAAGAACTCATAAGCTTGAGATAGTCATATATCACAACGCAATCGTTTGTTCTTCCGTTCTCATCTGTACCCACATCGTGAAGCACCCAACGCTTGATAATGTTGAGAATCTTGTCCATCGGCTGACCAGCCACACTTGCGTATGTGTATGGCATGTTCTTGATGGTATCCACCGCTTCCATTACAGCAACGTTCTGCTCTGGATCAGCTGCAAACTTAGCGGTGGCGACGTCGTTAATTGGAACACCACTCATATTGGCAATCAGCCTGTTGAAGTGGTCTTCCTTGGACATCTCCGTATCAAGCATGAGGATAGGAACCCCCTGCTTACACACATTGATAGCAATATTGTCCCCGCAAACACTCTTGCCAACCTTTGGTCGAGCAGATACTAGGTCAACACACCTTCTACGTAATCCACCACCAATAGCCGCGTCAAATCTGGGAAACCCTGAAGAGATACCAATCTGATCGCATGGGTTCTCCTTAATGTGCTCAATGTATTCCTCAATGCCTTCTCCAATTTCCTCTGTTTGCTTAGAGGGGTCATCCTCTTGCAACAGGTCAACCAGTGGCACCTCAGCGATTGCTAAAATCTCATCAATCGTTTCGTCTCCACGTAAGCTGTTTACGTCAAGAGAAATACGGTTTGATATCTTCAGCATCTTCCTTGCGAGTTCAAACTTCTTGATTTGAGCGGCGAAGTTCATCAAGTTGTCTTGACGCACATGCGACTGCATCAACATCTCAATATGACTACCCATCCCACTGGTGTTAAGATGCTTCTCAATTCCCAACTGAGTGGCGGCAGTCATGACACTTGGTAAGTCTACATGAACCGCCGTTTTGAAAGCCTTCTCCAAAGCCCTGTATAGGAATTTGTTTCTCTTACTTGAAAAGGTTTCGCAGTCTATAACATCACAAAGCTCTACATAAGCATCCACTCCGTGTTCAAACATCGCTGTTAGTATTGCGTTCTCAGACTCAATGTCCGATAACTTATCGTCTCGTTCCTGCACATCTGTCACACCTGTGGTACTCCCCATAAACTACTGTACTGCTAACTTTGAAACGTTTATTACACCCAGAGCACTCAACCTCTACTATCTGAGCAGGAGGTCTCTTCTTTGTCTTCTCCACGACGGGTGTCTTCACGTCTGTGTGCTCCAGCTCGTCGTCCACCCAAGTGTTCTTCTGTGCTTTGATGGGAGTCTTCAGAGTTCCTCCGCTCACCCCATTCTCTCTGTTGACAGTGAAATCGTCATTCACCGTTACTACTGTTTTCTTTGGTTCTGGGATACTCTGCACAGGTGCTCGTGGGGGCTGTATATCAGGAGTATCGTCGCCCAGCTCAGACATTAGTTTTGCAATTAACGCCCTCTTCTGTTCTGCACTCAATGAGTCCATAAATGGGTCTGACATTAGTATCTTTTTCCTTTCTCCATTAGGCAATCCGCCTTCTTTTTCAATAGGTGCTCTTTGTGTTTTAACGCATCTCTTCTGGCTTCCGCTGTTCTCAGCCACTCCCTCACCTTGTAAACAACCTCGTTGTCCACTGCTAGGCGGGCTATTTTCATGTCCATGCGGTTGTAGCTGGACGTGTAGAACTCGTCTCTTTCTCTCGACACCATGATGTTCAACGCACTGGAACACCAGTTACATACCATAGCTTGTTTGTTCATCTCAGACAACACATTATCGCAGTATTGGTAGAGAGAGTAGGCACATGAGAAACACTGCTCCTGCGTGAGTTCAAGTGTTTCCTCATATGTGTAGCTGTCAATCTCCAACGCTGCTTCAATGTTTTCTGTCATATCTGACGGCTGGACATTTTTCAGTGTCAAGTAATCATCAATCCTACTCAAGAACGACTCTAGTCGCTCCTTAGCTGTTGGTCCTATTTCTTGTTCAGTCAAGTTGACTCTCCCACTCTTCGTCTGTGTCCGAGTATTTGAATACATATAGATTGAGGGCGTTTAGCTCACACCATTGTTGCTTTAGTGAGTCGCGTTTCAGGTGTGCTCTCCAGCCCGCTTTGTCTTTGTGAAAGTACGTGTTGTACTCATAGTGCTGTTGTCCGTGAACCTCTACCGCTATGTCCAGTCTGGGAATGAGAAAATCAAGAAACAGGGCGGATTTGAGTGCGGGGTTTCTTGATCCCGGTAACTTGACTTCCTCATATATCAGATATCCAGCATACTTCCTGTTGAGTATGTCTCTGGCTCTAAGGTGAAATTGCGATCTGGGTCTACTGTCATTATGTGCGACGGTATATCTGTCGAGATTAATGTTGTATTCCCTATCGTTCAAACCCCATACTTTCAAAACAATTCCTCCACCTTCTCTTGTAGAAACTCAACCAACTCAGGATTGTCATTGATAAGCTCCATTAGTGTGTCGTCGCCCTGCGTCCTAAAGAACTTCTCTACTGCTTCCTTGTCGGTGGCGTCCACTTCGTTTCTTTCCAACACTGCCTTAACCCTTGGGTCTTCTACATCGTTGACCGCAGCCATAATAGTAAACCAAGAGCCAGCAACCTTGATGAGCGTAAGCTCTCTGGCAATGTCCGCTATTTCTTTGGCTTCGTCGATGCCAATTCCATAACGAATGTAGCTAGCTGCCAAGCTGTTGGGAATACCGCCAGCGGCAGAGGTAATAATCTTCCAGTTGGCAACCTGACCGATGTGTTCTCCGCTATCGCCATCATCGTCGTTCTTCGCTTTTCCTCCCTTAACCCACTTGCCACGGTGGGTGATAACCATGTTGGTTCCAGCTTGGTATTGAACCATGTTACCAGAGTCAGCCATCTTCTTAGCAGCGAACATGCTCCCGCCAGTGTTCGCGATGTTGTGAAGGATGAAGATCACAATAGCTTTGTTTCGTGTCACATCGCCGCTAATACGCTTCAAGAACATAGCCAAGAGTCTTGGTAGGTTGTTTCTGACTCCAGCTCTAATTTCACCCTCTAGTTCAGCTTTGGGAAGCATACTGGAAACAGAGTCCACAATAGCCACTATGCCCGGCTCAGACTTAATGTATGTCTCCAAAGTATTGAGGTAGTCTTCCGCACTGATCAACGGCTTTGCTGCTGTCGTCTGTACGATCTTCATCTGTTTTGGAGCCAACCCCTTGATGCCGTGGAAGTTCTCTTTCACTAGACGTCCCTCAGTGTTTAAGTACACAATGGGTTTTCCTAGCTTTTGGCACTTAGAGGCGAAGTGAAGAGAAGACACAGTCTTGCCTGTCTTTGGGTCTCCAGACATGATGACACAGCTGCCCTCACGTAATCCACCACCTAGAGCGGCGTCCAAAGCCGGAGAGAAGCCAATCACTTGCAGGTCGGTAAGGTCGTCTAGAACCTTGTCTCCAGACTCAACAATGTCTCCGTATTGAGAGCACACTCTGTTGCTAACATCATCGTCTGTGAACTTTTCAACCTTCTTTTTTGCTGTCTTCTTTTTCTTCGGTGCTGTTTTTGCTTTTGCCACGTTTCTCAATCTCCCTTAATTTGTTGAGACCACTTTTCTTACCAAACTTCTTTTTTGATGTTTTGGCGTTTTCTATTACGTTCAGCTCTTGTGTTTCTTTCTCTTGTTGAGCCTTAATGATTTCATGATACTTACGCACTATCCCCTCAGCACGAGGGCTGTTCAGAGAAAAGGTGCGAGAGAACTCCGGTGAAGACACTGCTTTGACAAGAGCTTCTTCGGAGAATTTTTTGATGAACTTCCTAGCCAGTATTACCTGCTTTTTGAAAGTCCAGTCCCAAGGTTTAACGTTCCAGAACTTATAGGGAAGCGACCCTATATTCTGATTTTGAGCGTTGTTAGTACATAGTATTTCTGCCACATAAGCAGCACATGTGCAATAGTCTCCAGTAGACTTGTGCTTGTACTTACTCTTCTCTGTTCTTTTCCTCTTCTTCATAGATAATAGCCTCTGCAAAACATTTGCTAATTGGGTCAATTGAGCTATCTTCAAGTACTAATTCTGGTAGTGAGTATCTGCTTTTTGACACTTCGTTGCCACGTACCAATCCAACTGTTAGGCAGTCTCTAGTAAACACGTCTGTGATACCAACGAGTGCCTTAACTAGGTATACTCCATCGCAATCCTCAAGGGGTATATCTACAATGTGAGAGCGGAACTGGAGCTGGAGCGTTTTAACTCCAACACCAGCTTTCTTTAGCCCCAACCACACTTTGTGATCATGGAAATAGTGCCATTCTCCATCGAGAGTCTGACACTTAATCCACGTCGCATCTTTGTTTGACCTGTAACAGTCAAGCCACTTAGTCATTCGTAGCAGCCTTCTTTGGAGTAAACACTCGGGTTTTGTATCTAGAAGCCGCTCTAGAGTCCGCTTTGGTCTGATTGACCTGTTCTGCCATCTCTTCTGCTGCCTGTGTCAGCACGATAGCTCCCTGCCCGTTGTTGCCCATTGCTGAAAGCGAATTAGCAATATGAGGAGGGTTGTTGATCTTAGCAACCTCGTCAATGTACTTAGTAATCTGCTTCTTGCCACGGTCCAAGTCCTTGCACAACTGCTCTAGGCTGATGTCCTTGTACTTGCTGTCGAGGTAAAATTTCTCAGTCTTGCTCAGTGGTCCACTTCTACTCATTGATCGCTCCCCTTTGTGCTCTAGATAGGTAAACTTGATTGTTAGTTTGTAGATACATCGTATAGAAATCATACGTGTTCTTATCAACGCTTCGGAACTTACTATCAACCCAATATTCTCTGTTGCTGTGTGCTCCTAGTGGGTCATATAGGATTCCCGCGTAAAACTTTGCGTAGTAGAGAGTCTTTCCACCTCCCACTACTGCTTTTGCGAAGACCTTCTCTTTGTCAGACTCTACTTGCTGACCATTTCTATTCAGTTTGATGACAATCTGTTTCTTGTCTTCAACAAAAGTTCCCTCATTGACGAATTTCATTTTCTACCTTCCATTATGTAACGGGTTTTCTGATTCTGCGACATCTTGTTGATCTCTTGTGGAGAAGCTCCCCCAAGTTTCGGATCATGATGTAGCGGTACTTCTTTCTTCGGTTCCGATTCCCGTTTCCTACACGCGGCTTCTTCAAGCTGAGTCTTGTACTTCTTTCCATTAAAGTCTGCTTGCTGACCAACCGTGGTGATGTTCTGGATCATTACCCCAGCACCACCCGATATTACGCGAAAAAGTCCATCCTTCCCACATTCAGGGCATTCCACCAGAGGCTCGTCATTCATAGACTGCTTTACGTCATGCACTTCATGACTGCACTCTTCACATTCGTAGTCGTAGTGTGGCATCTATTCCTCCATCGCCGCTAGTACTCTGCCAATAATCCCATTTCTCTGTATATCCGAGTGAGTTAGTCCAACGACGCCCACTCCCTCTACCTCACGCAGCTGGTCCATACTCTTCTGCAATCCTGACTTGTTACCGATGTCAGACTGTCTAACATCGCCATTGATCAGAACCTTAGAGTTCTCCCCAATCCTCGTAATAAACATCTTGATTTGCTCCTGTGTGCAGTTTTGAGCTTCGTCAAGAATCATGTACGTATCATCAAAGGTGTCTCCACGCATCAGCTCTAGCGGCTTGTATAGAATCTTACCATCATTGAAATAATGACCATAGAATCCTCTACCGAAGAAGTACCTGAAATTCTTCTCCATTGGAGCTAGGTATGGACTGATCTTTTCATTTACTTCACCCGGCAGAGAGCCGATGTCTCTACCAGCACACACAAGTGGTCTAGTAATGACAATTTGAGATATGCTGTTGTGATGAAGGTGCTGTGCAGATAAGCCAGCTGCGATAAAAGATTTTCCAGAACCAGCGGGTCCAGAGCATAGTACTACATCATTTTCAGCGACGGCTCTGATGTAATCACGTTGATTATCAGTTCTCGCTTCGAGAGGTTGTACTTTAGGTGTTTCTTTCCTTGTCTGCTTACGTTTTTTCATTGTGGCTCCTGTTATTTGCCAGTGCTACCAAAGCCTCCGTCTCCTCTCTCTGAGTCAGAAAGGTCTTCGACTTCTTTTAGCTCTAAACCAGCAATATTTTGGATGAGAATTTGAGCGATTCTATCGCCCTTTTCTATTCGAATTGCGTCGTCGTAATTAAATGAGTGTGAGTTTTCCGAAGTGGTTACGCATGGATTGGTGTTTAGCAGACACGCCCCTACTTCACCTCGATATCCTGAATCTATTACTCCAGCCAGCACGTCCACCCCTTGTTTAGTAGACATGGATGACCTCGGCCAAATGAGTCCCACATATCCCGGTGGAATTTCAAACGCCACCTGTGTACTTACCAGCTTTCTTTCACCCGGCATTATGGTTACTGCCTCTGCGGCATACAGATCATATCCAGCATCACCCTCTTTGGCTCTTGTTGGAATAATCGCATCATCTCCAAGCTTCTTAACACCAACAGAGGGTGTTTGCCACTGCATTGTGTTCATTGGTGCGAAACTAAAGTTTGACACTAACCCTTCGCCCATTGGTAAAATTTCTACGTTTGGTTGTATTCCTGTCATTGTCCTACTTTCTTATAGAATGCCATCAAAAGACATGTCTTCCACGTCGTTGTTGCTCGCTCCGATTTTGTAACTTGTAATCTCGTGTTCCTGTGGTGCTACTTGCACCGCTTCCGAGTTCATCCAAGGTTCCGTCCAACCTGCGATTGGATTTCTGAATCCAGTCTCGTATGGGAGTCCAATAGCCTTACGTCTAGAATGGCAGAGCCAGTCAATGTATTGTGACATGATTGTTTCGTTAAGACCAATAATAGACCCGTTCTGAAACAAATACTCTCCCCACGCCTTTTCTTCTCTAGCTGCTGATTCGAACATATTGCAGGCTTCATCCTCGCACTCATCGGCAATCTCCTTAAAACCTTCTTCGTCTACATTTCTCAAGATTTTCAGTATCTCTTGAGTGTTGTAGAGGTGCAGAGCTTCGTCGCGTTTAATGAGCTTCACAATGTCTGCATTACCAACCATCTTTTTGTTCTCTGCGAATGCAAAGGCACAGATGAATGACACATAGAATCGCACAGCTTCTAGAATGTTAATACTAATGAGGGTGAGGTATATCTGCTTCTTGAGAGCCTTAACGCTGTGAGGCGTTTCAAGTAGGGCATCATATTCCTTTACGGCGACTTCTGCTCGCTTCACAATTTCTTGGTCAGTCAGACAAGAGTCAAGGACAGCGGTGGGGTCAGCGTACACGTTCTTGATGATGTACGTATAGGAGTAGCTGTGTACCTGCTCAAAGAACTGCCATACGTTCAAACATGCTTCCAGCTCGGGGTTGGATACGTGTTGTTGGATTAGGGGGACTCCACGGCAAATTACGGAGTCCATCACTGTCTGATATTTGAGGTTGGAGGTGAAGATGAAACGCTCATTCTCGGACATGGTCTTGTCGTCCTTGAAGTCGCTGCGATCCTTCTTTAGCTCAATCTCTTCGGGTCTCCAGAAGAACTCCAGTTGCTTCTTGTATAGGTCGAAGAACACTGGATATTTGAAGACATCATATCGTTGTATGGATAGATCATCCCCTAGAAACAGAGGTTGCTTCATGGGGTCATTAGCAACCCTATTCAGAATGGTTTGTGTCATTTAGTTGTCCTGTCGCTTGAATCTGTATTTCACTTCTAGGTCACTCATGAACCAAGACTTCACGGTCTGGGTGGTTCCATGTTTCTCCAGCGGATTTCCATTGACGAAATCGTCCCAATACTTAGTCTCTTCCTCGCTGTGTACCTGAAAGTCACTCATAAAAAACCCTTCCCCCTTTCGACAAATTTTCCTTAGCCCACAATGGTTGAATGTTTGTGAAGTGAAAACACTTTCGCTGTTGATCGGCGTTTCTCATATCAAATGAACAACAGGGCATAATGTGATCCAGATGCCACTCTCCATAGTTATCAAAACTCATGCCATCTGTGAACTGACTCTCTATGTGTTTTTTGAAATCCTCCATAGAGCACCCCAGCAGCTTAGCGGTAGAATCGGACTT